TCCGCTGATAGTCATTAGGACCAAACTCAAAGTCATCATACCTATCATGAAGTATTTCATTTTTTGAGGAAACACACGTTTGGTGTTCCAATTTGTAAGGAACGGACCAAATATCTTATGATTGTAAATCCAACGATGCATACGCTCACTGCCTTTGCTGAAGCAGTATGCGGCAAAAACCACAAACGGACTATATGGAATACCCGGAGTAATAACTCCGATGTAGGCCATGCCTAAACTTAAAAAGCCTAAAATGTTCCAAAATATTTTTTTCATATTATCCTGCAAAGACATTTGGTGATCCGGCCGCTACCGAAGTGCAACCACTAATGGCGTCGCCAACCCTACCACAACCTTTGCCATTGATAAAAACCGTAGAACTACCAGTAGCAATAGGAGCAGCATGACTTGGACACGACCGACCCCCCGGCAACAGATGGCTAGTATTAACATCACCTTGTCTACTCACAGCAATACCGTTGACAAAAACATTGTCTGAACCTACTGCTCGTGTCATCCCTGAACAGTGACTTACGTCAGCATCACCTACTCTTGTTATTGCGGGCATGTTCTTTCTCCATTAATTGTTGGAATTTCATATTCCAACTTTCTATTTCTTGATGTTGCTCTTCGGTATGTGGACCATCTGGAATAAGAGGTAAAAATTTTATAACATGATCGAAATCGCTGGGAATATCCTTAAACCTCGTAAAGGTTTTTAATTCTCCATTTACAATCAAGACGAATTCACCTTCCATATCTTATGCTAACTTAATACCTGTAGTTCCCTGAATGTAGTTGTCAGCAAACATTTTGTCTGTGGCTTCTACAACCATGATCACACTTTTTAAAATCCTAACTGGCTTGTCTGGGTTAACAGTGAACAAAAAGGGAGACATCCCCAATCCTTGCTGACTGGCAGTCAACACCATAGGTTTACTAATCTTATAGTAAAGAGGACTATCCTCATCTAACTTGCCAATCAATTCCTCTCCGGTCACTAACTTAATAGTAACTACTTCGCCTTCTGTTACACCCTTATCAATTAACATATTTTTCCTTAAAATGAACTCTGTGATTCCATTGTGTCTTGTATATACTGACGCAATTCTGTAAATCCGCCAATCAACTTATTGTTTAAAAATATCTGAGGAACTGACCTTGCATTTGGTACCGCTTCTAGTAGTTCTTCTTTTGTATATCCATCTCCAATTTTACGTTCTTCGAATGGGATATTTTTAGACTGCAATAATGCCTTTGCTTGATCACAATACGGACAATTATATTTGCTCCAAACTATCGCTCTCATTGTAATTTCCTTTCAACTTGAATAAACGACTGCGCCATTTTTGTCTACTACTCTAACTAGTAGTGCGCCTTTCTGTTTTCTATTTAATGCCGCTGCGATAGCACCTTGCTCGTTTCCGAAACTGCCGATGGTAGTCCAACTTTCGTAGGGCGATTTACTTTTAAACTGTGCTTTATACATATCAGATCTCTGGTAATTCTTCGTAGTTAATAGAATCGCTCATTACACCAATAACATAATTTGTCGATTCGTTTTCTTGTAATGCTGTTTGTTTTTTACTGGTATCGCTGTGTTTGTTAAACCAAGGAATTGGAGTACTCTTAGGAGCAGGGTTCCAATACTTAATGCCAACTTGTTTTAGCGCATCAGCGGCTGTGTAATCTACAAAGTCTTTGAGGATATTAGCATTCAATCCAATCACTGGACCTTTCTTAAACAAATAATCCGCCCATTCTTTTTCTTCACGAATGACGTCGGCATATAGTTGTTGTACTTCCTGTTCGCATTCTTGTTTGGCTTTGGCAAAGCGGCTGTCTTCTTTGACCACCTGATTGATCAAGAAAGCAGTCCAACCCTTGTGTAACAATTCGTCTTGTAGAATTAAACTGATAATGTTGCCGTTGCCAATAAAGATCTTGTTTTCAACCATTGCTAGACTTGTAGCAAATGATACCATAAAGCGGAACGCTTCTAATGCGTAACTGGCATTAAGTGCTAGCCAGATTGCTTTAATGTGTTCTTCTTCACTGACTGCAATACCGTTATCGTTTAATTCTTTACGGCAGTTTAATCTATGAAGTGAATCATAGTAGTTGCCTACGCTTGACGCCATCTCAACAATCTCTTTTGTATCGTGAATAGTGTTGAACACTTCCTTAGGCACGTTGTAGATGTTACGAATGATGTGACTGTATGAACGACTGTGAATATTAGTTTCAAAGAATGTCCAATTATAGACCAGTGCTTCTAGTTCTGGAAGGCTTACGACCGGAGTAAAGACTTGACTTGGGCCGCGACCTTGCAGACTGTCAAGAGCAGTTTGCCTAAGCAGGTTACTAGTGAAGATATGTTTAACTGCATCTGATGCATCCTTAAAGTCTTGTGCATCTTTGGTTAGACTGATCTCTTCTGGTACCCAAAAGAAACCACGTGCGGTTGTTTCAAAGTCTGCGACCTTTTTATATTTTACTTCTTCAAATCGTTGGATAGTAACTGGACCGGCTGGATCCAAAAACATCTTACGATTAAGATAGTCTGTCTTTGTGTTTAAATTGTATTGTGCTTTACTCATATGTTATCTTCTTTAGTTAGGTTAGGATCATTCCATATATTTCTATTGTGGACTACTGAATATTTCAGTAGTCTCCATGTCTTCTCTTGTACTGTTTCTGTCCATTCAAAATGTAAACTGTTCAATGGTGGCCGACCTGTTGTCTCATCATATAAACTGCGATGCCGTATATATGATGTTAACCATACACGCTTGCCACTAGTTACTCTAGTAGGCCACCAAGCAAACTTAATATTTTCCACTTGCTAATACTATCTTACAAATATGTTCTAATCGTTCTATGTGTTCATAGGCACGCCACGGACTTGTGTCAATGGCAACTACACCATGCCCTTTGATGCCCACAATATCGTATGCGATGTTACCATCTTGATCTAATTGTAGATTCTCATGACAACGATCTGCAAGTTCTTGACTGATAGGAGCAACATCACCTACATTAGGTGCTACCTTTGTGTAACGATTAAGTTCTGGAAATGCTGCACTCACAGTACTCAAATCAATGCCGGCATGCATGGCAGCGATACAGTAGGTAGGATGAACGTGTACTACCACGCGAACTTCGTTGCTGTGCTGGCCCATTGCTCGTTGTAGACCAAAGTGCAATGGTATCTCACCACTAGGCTTTAGTTTTTCGCTGATATCAGTGTATGGCAAGTCTTCCCAAGACCATTGTAAAAGATCTTTACCTTCGCCTGCACAACCTTTACAAACATACTTATTAATTTTGATTTTCTTAAACTGATCAGGCTGTAGTGTTTGTTTACGCACACCACTAGGTGTAATATAAAAGTGATCACGGTCGTGGTGACGAATACTTACATTGCCGTCACGACTAGTGATCCAATTACGCTTATAAGCGTCAACCATAATATCACATATTGTTTCTAACATTATAGTTTACATGCCTCGCAGTCTTCTTCTTCGATAACTTCTCTCTCGTTATGAAAACCATTATAGTGTACTTCAGGTGTTCGCTCTTCTTCTTTGGAACCCTGTTTGTTTATCAAACTGTAGTAGAAAGTCTTGAGACCCCACTTATGTGCCTGCATTAGATTTTTAATGATTAAGGTAGTAGGTACCTTACGGTCTGGGAAATAAGCAGGATTATAAAAAGTGTTGGTACTGATACTTTGATCAACATAAGCGGCTAATACAGCAGCAGTCTTAAGATATCCAGCACAGTCAGTTTGTTCCCACATCAATTGATATTTGTTTTTAAGTTTGTGATATTCTGGTACCACCTGCGTAAACGATCCTGCCTTAGACTCTTTGGTAGAGATAAGGCTCATTGGCATCTCTATTCCATTTGTGCTATTAATAACAACACTACTAGACTCCACTGGAGCGATAGCCATAAGAGTAGCATTTCGTACACCGTACTGTTTCATCTCCTTACGCAATGGTTCCCAA